GTTTGGCTTCCGCAGCAAGGCAAAGCCGTGGGAGGAGAGGAGGTCGGACGTCCAACTATATTGGGAGGACGTAGCGGGTAAATCCCTTGAAATCGCTAGTCCTGACACGTGGCTACGTGGTGTAGCAGGCTCTTCACTTCGACCCCGTGAAGTGCAGACTCTCAAACCCTACATCATTAACTCAACGTCGAGCGGGTTGCCCTATCTTTCTAAGAAGGGTGAGGTCCTAGACATGACAATGAGGCACCTTCCGGCCTTGTTCGATCGTGATGACCCCGCTATCCTCTACACTAGGACGCAGGAACTAGGCAAGACTAGGACGGTCTTCGGCACCCCGTTGGCTAATGTTCTGGTCGAGTCTCAGTACTTTAGGACACTGCTTCCTTTTCGTTGTAGGCTCCATTGGCGCTCTGCTCTACGTGGACCGGATGCAGTTGAGCGCACAATGACCGAACTTATCGACCGAAACATCGAGTCGTCGTTTAACCCGTGGCTGGCTTGCGTGGACTTTTCCCACTACGATGCGAGCCTCCAACGACGCTTGACGGAACCTGCATTGTGGACGTTGCTCGGGATGTTTGACCCTGATGAGCCTGGTTTGAGTGAGATCATCAGGCGATTCTATTCCATAGGGCTCGTCACACCTGATGGAATCTACACTGGGGAACACGGTGTACCATCAGGTTCTGTGTGGACCAATGAGGTCGACTCACAGGTGCAGTACATGATTGCGGCTAAGTACTTCGAGTACGAGGCTGACGTTCTAGGGCGTTTGTCTTCGTGCATGCCGTGTACGATTCAGGGAGATGATGGTGTTTACAGCGTCGTCTCTCCGGATCAGCTCATGTCTTGGTTCGAGGAGTACGGTTTGACGTTGAATCTCGATAAGACTTTCGTCTCTCGAGATGAAGCGCTGTATTTGCAGTGCTATTTCAGCCCTAAGTACAGGATGCCCAATGGCGTGATCCCGGCGATCTATCCTACTTGCCGGGCTCTGAACCGTATCATTCACCCAGAGCGTTGGGTGAACTTCCGCCGCCTGGATAGCGACTTGGAACCGGTTTCGTATTTTGCCATACGAGCCATCCAAATAATGGAGAACTGTAAGCGACATCCATTGAGTGCGCATTTCTGGGCATACATAGCCGACGTAGTTGGTGAAGATCTTCTGGACTTCTCCAACAGCGATGTTCATGAGTACTCGTGGCTCATGGAATCGAAGAAGGGTGTCGGGCTCGACCACCAGCACGGGGATTCGATGGGTGGTATATGGGACTTTGAAGTGGTCCG